TCAGGTTATACAAAACCTAGTATCAATATTTAGAGGCTTTGCTTACTGGCAAGCTGGAGTAGTGTCTTTTGCGGCAGATGCTAGTGGTAGTGTGGTGCATCAATTTACACAAGCAGACATAGAAGAGGGTTCTTTTACGTATAGTAGAAGTGGATTAAAGTCTAGAAAAACTGTAGCAGTAGTGAGTTATCTTAATCCTTTAGATTTTTACAAAAAAGCTGTAGAAGTGGTAGAAGACCCAATTGGACTGGCTAAATGGGGCGTTAGAGAATTAGAAATAGACGCTATAGCATGTAGCTCTAGAGGACAAGCTAGACGAGCAGGTGTTGCAGCACTTTTAACTAATAGAATGGAGCAAGAATCTGTAACTTTTAAAGCTAGAGCCTTTGCAGCTTACGTAAAACCAGGTGACTTAATACGTATATACGATTCTAAAAGAACAGCTGCTAGATATGCGGGCATTATTAAATCTGCAACTCAAAATTCAGTAACACTAGATAGTCCAGTAGATTTAGCAGCTGGTACAACTTATAAAATTACAGTAACAACTAGTAAGTTAGTAATACCACAAATAGAGCAAGGTGCTAACTTGTCTGATCCTGCACAAAAACAGAAATTAAGATTTGAGGTTAAAGAAGCAGAAATTATGACCAGTGGTAATAATCTAACTACTGTATTTTTAGCAGGAGCAGGCTTTGGTAATAATAGTGCTGATGTTCCGCCACCAGAGTCTAATTGGATAATTCAAGGTGGCACATTGTCTAATACAATTTATAGAGTAATTAACCGGACTCCAGTACAAGATTCTATAGAAGGTATGCACGAAATACTAGCAGTAGAGTATAATAGTAGCAAGTATAATTTAATCGATGGAATGAGTTTATTATAATGACATGGGAATTTGATCCACTACCAGAAAGAATAGCTGCACCAACACCAAGTTTAGGAGTTACAAATATAAAAACTTCGCGTAGGTATATACCTACACTTACCGCAGCTGTTGCGCAAAATTCAGTTAAGTTATATAATTTAGATGTAAATTGGGATGCTCCAACTATTACACAAGACGGAATTACCACCAAAAGCCCATGGACTATCGGTTATGATCTAGAAGTTAAAAGTGGAGAGAATCAAGAGTGGAATTTACGCACAAGAGTAAAAGATACTTTTATGACTTTTCCTAATATCGCTTTTTCAACTTATTTTGTGCGCATAAGAACAGTTGTATTTGGTGGTACTACCTCTGATTGGGTTGAGTCTTTTGCACAAGGTGTTTCAGGTGCATTAGTATTTTCTGATAGAAGTAATTCGTTAATATTTGCTATAGATTTTTAGATGTTTGAAAGGATTTCCGAAACCAGAAATCTGTGCTACAATAACATTGTACCGCAGTTCGGGCGGGATTACTTGGTGTCCAAGTAGAAAGACTCTCTTAACCGGGAGTAAGCAGAAAGGTGACAATCTGTATAGATGTGCCGGAAAATCAAATGGCACACCATCAAATAGGGAACAGGAGATTAATATGGCTTCAATTGCTTATGTAGACGGAACGGGTAACGTTAGGCAAAGGGATATAACTGCAAGCAGTGCAGGTACAACAGCTAGTCCAGATGTTTTTACGGTTTCTGTAGTCAACACAGAATTGAGTGCTGTTGGACTACAAGCAGATACCGCAGCCACTAGTAATACTGGCTCTTTTAGCCTTATATCTTTGTTTAAACGGTTTTTAAATGCCTTTACTAGACCGGCTATAGTTTACAGCAATGCAACTTTAGCCAATACTACTGGAACAGATATTGTAGCTGCGCCAGTAACGTCAAACACTGCTGTATATATAACGCATTTAATCTTTCAAAATATTGACGCTACTACAACTACTATAAACGTTAGGTCTGGAACTACTACAATATTAAGTATTGTGTTACCGCAAAACAGCGTTTATAGCGTAACTTTTCCAGAAAGGCGAGAGTTAGCACTAACCGCTAACACAGCCTTTAATCTACAAGCTACAACCGCTAATGCTATAGTATATTCAGTCGGATATTATACGGGAGCGGCATAATGACACAATCATATTGGCTACCAACATTAGAATTAAGTCCGCTTTGGAATGTGAGTCAGCGCACATTTTTACCTAGACTGACCACGCAATTAGGAGATAACTACACTCAAGTTCAAAACAAAGGGTTGGAGCCAATATCGGAATGGGATGTTAGCAGTCCAGTAATGCCTAAAAGTCAATTAGACACTTTATTAATTAACTTACGTAATTACGTTAATACTAACTTTCTGTGGTCACCTACTGGACAAAATTTAAAACAATGTTCTTTAGTAAGCGATTGGACTGTTACGCCTAGCGGTGTGTTTAACGGGCAGGTATATTCGTCTGTATCTAATAAAATTGTTACTAGCAAGATTAGAAATAATTTGGCAGTACCACGAACAGATGTCTCTCTAGTTACTGATTTAACAGTATGGTTTCAGTTTGCGTATTTTTCTAGTATTACAAATACGACTACATGCGTATTTTATGTCATTAGATACGGAAATACGTCTCAACGATTAATTCCATGGTTTGTTACTGGAAGTCAAATTAACGGAGCTACAAAAGCAGTTGCTAGTGATTTTCAAGGCAATGCGTTTCCAAGCGGATTTATCAATTTTCCGCAAGGTCAAAATACATTATTTGATGCCATAGAAATTGCATTAGTAGGTGACAAAACTATTTTTACAGACCCAACAGCCACACTTAGTAAAAAAGCATTTGAACTAAGCATTTATAATAACGTAAATCCGCCACTATCTATATTGTTTATATGATTACCACAGAAACCAAAGAAACTATAAAAACCGAATGCCAGAAAACTCCCAAACAAGAGTCTTGTGGATTAGTGCTGCTATATAATGAACAAGAGTTGGTTATACCATGTTTAAACGCTGCCGAAAATCCTACCGAGAGTTTTGTTATTAGCCCAGACGAAGTAGACTCTATTTTAGATACACACGAAGATGCAATCATTAAAGCGGTTTATCATTCACACTGGAGCGATACGCAACCTAGCATATTAGGTGCTATAGACATTGCCAACAGTAAAGCATCTAAAACGGCTTATTTGTTATATCACACTGAGTTTGATGGGTGGGACGGGTTTGACCCTAGCAATTTATATCCTTTTCCGTTAGTGCCAAATAAATACAGTCCAAAAGATTTAGACTACTACTTAAAGTGGCCTTTTGCGTACAACCGGTCAGATTGTTATTCTTTGTTTAGGGCTTATTATGGCTATTATTTAGGTATAGAGATACCAGAATTTGTAAGAGGTGTAGCAGTGGAGGAAACCTTGTCACCAGACTGGGATTTATTTGAAAATAACTTTAGTAAAGCTGGATTTAGGAAACTAGAATACGACGAACCAATACAGAATAATGACGCAATTTTAATGAATTTACAAGGTACTCAAACTCATCATGTTGCTATAATGGTAGACAGTAAAACCAGTAAATCTTTACACACAATAGGAGGTAAGCGACTTAGCGAATTGTTTGTCTATCAAGGTGAATATTGGAAATCTGTGACACGCTACGTATGCAGACATAAGGAGTTTGAAAATTATGGAGAATCTAGAGTCGATACTAGAGACAATGGAACAATGCAGTTTAAGTTTTTACGATTATGAAGAAAACGATTATCAGTTACAAGATATTTTAATTAGTTGCTGTACAGAAGATTGCAAAAAACTTACTGATAACTATGAGTTACTATTTGAAATAATATTAGAAAATTACGAATTTGTAAAAACAGTAAAAATTTTATCAACAGAACACGAAGATTGGTTTATTACATTTGAGGTAAACATACTAGAAAACGGGCAGGAAATAGTAGAAGAGATAGAAAACACAAAAGAAATCAAAGAAAACATATTTAAAAAACGTAAAAAAATTGAAAGAAAAAGTAAAATTAATTTAATTTGGATTGCAATTGCTGAACATTTCTATAGCATAATTACCACTATTCTAGATATATTATATGATTAATCTACTTAGTTTAAATCCAGACAGCTTTGTTGAGCTATACGAGTTCTATAAATTTTATTGGAATACAAGCAACCCCGGAACTAACAAATGGGATGACAATACAGTTATTAGGATATGTAACTTTGTTAAAGAAGATAATAGCATACCTGGGCTATCTTTTGAAAATAATTTGTATTATGCGTTAGGTATACAAGGAGAAGGGTTTGACCTAATAGGACAAGGTGCTGTACCAACTCCAACAATAACCGTAAGCAACGTTGGTGGTATTTTAACTAGTTGGCTTAGAGAAACACGTATTAACGATAATTACAGACTAGAAGGCACTTACGTAAAGCGTCGTGTTACTCAAAAACGATTTTTAGACGGAGAATCTAATGCTGGAGATAGCATAAAAGAGCTACCTTTCCAGGTATACGTAATTGAGCAACTACAAGAAGAAAATTACCAAACAGTAAAATTTAAGCTAACTACACCTTTCGATACAGACGGAATTACTTTACCGGCTAGAATAATGTCGCGCAGCTGTCCCTGGATATATCACGGTGGAGAATGTGGATATCCACTAGAAGCACAAAAATACGACATAAACAATAAAACAACTGACGACGCAGCTAAAGATATATGCGCTAAAACACTTAAAGCATGTGAAACAAGATTTGGACAATTTAAGACGTTACCGTTTGGTGGATTTCCAGGACTCAATACTTATTCTTAGCACACTAATATATAATACTACTTTAAAAAATTCAGTACAAAATCAATTAAATAACCCTTGACAACACTTAATCAATTAAGTTATTAATTAGTTAAGCATTTTAGCAATGCTGTAGAATGTTAAAAATTAGCATTGCTGTAGAAAAAGGAGGATTAATGACAGAGCAGGCGAATTACTCGCCTTTTGATGTAGACCATAATTTATGTATTGACAATATATGGTGTAAATTAAAAAACACAACTTTTTTTGATTTACTTGTGCATGATGTTGTTACTAGTAGAGAACACTGGGCAGTGCTACTAAAAATTGATAGAAACACTATCAGAAATTGGGAACATAACATTATTAAACAAATACCGTGTTTATATAATGATTATTTTCAAGATAACCCCAGAAGCTCTAACATTGACCATTACCAACGATTCTTAATTGCTTTAATAACCTGCATAAAAGAATACGAAGGATTTAAAAAGGGTAGTGACAAAATTGTAGTATCATTACTACGAAAAAACACTAAAAATGTAAGACGAAGTGTATTTAAGGAGATGTTGAAATATGTATAAACGAAATGAATTGCACGAGTTATTTAATGAAGACAATGGAATAATAGACCAGGCAATTAATTTGTATCACAACAAATATGGAAATTGTGATTTTGACAATGATAGCTTTCCGGATAATATTGCGGAAAAATTAGATGAGTTTTTTACAGCTGCTAAAAGTTTAAATGGAATTGCATTAAAAGCAATTGACTCTAACAAAAATATAGAGTCAGTAGCGCAAAGTAACAACAAAGCTACTCAGTTTAAAGAATTTACAGAAATTTTAGGAACACAAGGTGTAACTGTTTTGTTAGCAAGTGTAGCTGTACAAAAAGGAGTAAATCTTGCGCAATTAGCTCACGATTTAACGGTGCAAAGTTATCAACAAACTGCTGCTCAACTGAACAAAAGTTTTGTAGAGCAGGAGCAAGAAGACAATGAATGGCTTAAAACTTTTGGAAATTCTGGAGAAAAACAACGTAAATTTATGACTAGTCTAGGAGTTCCAGATTTGGATGCAGAGGCTTTTGCTGATTTAATTGAATTTGAATTACAAAAGGTTAGAAATAGCATTTCTGCAACACAATACAACAGAACCAAAACAATTGATATAGGGGCAAAGTATGGTATTTGATAAAGTCGAAGCAGTCATAATGGGAATTATTGGATTAGCAGTAGTTGGGTCTTTAAGTAATGTTGGTAAAACATTTAATCAATTTGATGAGCTTAAAACTAAAAACCTGCAATCTACTAATACTATTAATTTGTTAAACCAAGAAGAAAAAAGCCTTCAACAACAGGCAAAAGTTGCTAATAACCGTTATAAAACTGGTTGTTTAGTATTAGTAAAAGGAACTCATCCTAATTTGTTTTACTCTAATTTAGCTGTAGGAGAAATACCTACCGATAGACACACAAATAAACCTTTGGTACAGGGTACTATTGTTTGTGACTCTCAAGGAGCTACAGCAGTGATTCAAGGAGATGGTAGTATTGGGTCTTTAGCCGTAACTAACAATAGAAGCGTAATAGAGTCTCGATTAAAAACTTTTAGGGGCGGAATGTTTAGCCAACCAGTAACATCAAAATGAAACAAACAATGCCAGTTAGATCCAAGTGGATTTGGATAGATTACCTTTATTTTCTTTTAATTTTGTTAGGAATATATTTTGCCTTTCTTAATATAGTTCCTTATGAAAGAGTTATAGCTGCTTTATCTGCAACAATGCAAGATACTTTATGGATTAATGTTTTTTCCAATGTTCCTATAATTAAGGATATTGCAGGATTTATTGGTAAAACAGCTATTTGGGTAATGGGCGCTATCACGTGGGCTGTTATTCAAATAATTGAAACTCTACCAATTGTTATCTTTTCTGATGATTTGCTGTTAGAAACCATTATCCGTTCGGGTGGTAAAAACAAATTTGACATCAATGATAACGATGATCCAATCATGAAAGCAGCTAAAAAAATTTATAACCGACTTCCTTTAGCTGTAATCAGAAACCTTAAATACGCTCAGATTTTTACCTACGTATTTGATTTTATGTTGGTAATTACCATATACCCTCCAATTCAAGGTGGTTTAGCGGATTTTTTATTTGCTATAGCAACTGGAAATTATGCTGTAATTAATGGATTAAATTTTGCACTTAGTATAATTACTTTGTTTGCATGCGAGATAATCGCTCTTTTAATAATTTACAGCAACAAATTGGTTCTTTTGTATAAACAAAGTAGAGGTTTAATTTAAATGGACAAAATGATAGAGTATCAAAAGCAAGCATTGCGGGCTGACAATGGAAACTTACAGTATAAGATAATTTTTGGATTAGGAGCAGCTGTTGTAATGGCATCAGCCACTACTCCAGTAGTCGGATTAGCTATTGCTGTTTTGGTATTCTATCGTTGTGTCAAAAATGCTAAATCTAGTGGACGTAGCTATGAATCAATTATTCAAGGAGAATGCATAGCTCACGCTTTAGAAGGAGATGATTTTAAAGAATATTCAAGAGAAATTGGTTACCAAAAAACTAAAGAGGAAATAGAGGAAGCGTTTAGAAGAAACTTACCATTTTCAAAAGCAGCATGGGAGTTTTACCGGTCTATCAAACCTAGGGTTTTACCACCTGAAACTCCAGAAAAAAACATAGAAAGAAAGTTTAGCTCAGAATTCAAAAAAATAGAATTACCAGCTGAACAAAACAGCGAACAAAAAACTCAAGAGTTTTTTTTTGATTCAACATTAGACCAAAAACAACAAGTTAGTGAATTTAATTTGTTAGACCAAATTGCTGCGCCAGTTTCTAATTTATTTGTATTAGGAGTTGGCGGTAGCGGAAAAGGAATTTTAATATCAAATGCTTTAAGAAAGGCAAAACAATTTGACCCTTTCTTAAAAGTATTTGTAATAGATCCAAAAGGCAATGAAAATGAAGCTGGATATTGGAGTGCAGCAGATTTAATATTAAAAAATCAAGTGGCAAACATGACATCAGAAGAAGTTATAACTTGGTTAGATAGCTGTTTAAACCAATATCAATCCTTTGCAACAGAGCAGGAAATAAACGGAAATAGAGTATTATTAATTATTGATGAATTATTAATACTTGGGCATTACTCTAAAGAACAAAAATACACAAGAATTGGTAGTTTAATTATTTCAATTGCTTCATTAGGTGACGTGTCTGGTAGAAAGCTATGGTTAATCACTCAAACACCTTATGTAGGTGCTGTAGGGTTAAATCTTAGTCAAACCTCTCAAATTCCTTGGATTACTTTAGTTGGAGAAAGCAACCAATTAAGACAATGGGGTAAAGCATTGCCAATTCCTCCAATTAGTTTAGAAGAGCTAGAAAAACTTAGACAAGAATCTCCAGTACAAAGAGCATATTGCTTTCAAGAAAAATGGTTGCCAATGCCTAAACTAACTAACTACTCTGGCATTGACAGAGACCTTAAAAAACAAAGTATTTATGTTACTCAAAAAGTATGGGAAAATGTTAAAAACAATCCTATATTTAAAGCATGGGAACAAGCATTATTAAACTCAGAAGTTAATAATGTTAAAGAATTTATAGAATTAAATAAGTTTAATAACTCTATAGGAGAATTACTCAATACTTATTTAATTCCATTTAACATTCAATTGTCTAAAAAATTCCAAAAAACAACTAAGTTAATCAACAAATAACTATTTAAACAAAGATTTAGACCATTGAACCTTTTTACTAAAAGGAGGTAGTTGCATGTCTAAATCTTGAAGGGTCTCCAAAGACAATTTACGAAAATCTTGAAAAAATTCAGCATGCCTTTGCTTGTGAATTCGCTCATCAAAATCCTTACCAGTACACCCCTCCATAACGTTATCTCTCAGCTTTAAAAACAATCTACCTATCAACTTCTCCTTTTGAGCTTCCAGAGAGTTGTCTTTACCAGGCTGAATTAGCCTTTGGTCTAATCGATTTAAATCTTCTGCCTGCTTAAGCTTTTCTCGATACATTTCCAAAAACTGTAAAGGCGTAGGTAAATGCGTACAAACACTAGAAACATAAACACAAGTAACAAGTAAATACTTGTCTGGTATATTAGATAATGTTTCTACCCAAGCCATCAATACTAAGTCTTTAAACTTAGTTTCAAACCTAATTTCAAGGTTCTGTAAAACGCGTCGTAGCTCTGGACGTAAATCAGATTTATCTTGGTCGTCACTGTGTCCATTAAGTTGATATTGCATAATCGTTTTCTAATAACTAACAACTAGAATAACATAGTTAGTTACAAGTGTCAATAACTAAAATCGAAGTAAATTCCTCAACTCACCCATTTGATCCATAGTCTGTTTTAATTGATTTTTTTGCTCAGCGTACTCTATTTCCTGAGAAACACTTTCAAAACCGGAACCAAGATTCTTAGAGCCTTGCCATTGAGTAACCAATGCAGTTAATGATTCCCATTTCTCTGGATTACGCTCCATAGATTTAATGTAATTCATTCCATAAGCGTCATCTTTCTTTTTAGAACCCCTAGAATGTAATGCATTAAGCCAACAAACAAACTTAAAATCTATATCATTAGGAGCGTAGTTGCAAATACGTCCAGATTTTCTATAAGACTCAATAATAGGCAGCATGCCTTCCACAGCCGCCCACTCTTGTAACTGAAAAGGATTAAAATTGCTCACCCCGTGATACCAAGCGGTTCGATAACTTTCCACCCTCTTCAATACGTCTTCACTATAAGGATTAACTGATTGCCCGTAACTGACTAATCCACTAGGTTTAACAGATAAGCCAGATTGGCTGTTTTTTGGCGCTAGAACGCCGTCATTTTCCTGTTTAATATCTTCCGTCATTACACTACCTCCTAAGCCTGTTTTAGGCAAATTATTAACTGTTGCTTCAACGGTCACTGTATCATCCACTGGTTTTACTCTTTCGCTTTTCAACTTGATTGGTTTAAGCGCGGGGGATTCGTCCTGTGGAGTTTGAGGAATGTTGGATACCAAGGAAAAATTATTGTTTACTTCTTGGTTGTTGTCCAAACCAGTCTCACCCTTAATTATGGGGGTAGGGGGATTCTTCTCTTTCTTCTTTCTTTCTTTATTATTTAAAGTTTTATTATTTAGTATATCAAATCTGATAGGGGTAGGTATATCAGATTTGATGGGCTGCGCAGTTTCCGGAACGTCATTTTCGATAGGGGCTAAATTAATTTCAAAACCCACTTGACAATCTATAGCGTCAGTGTTATTATTAATTTGTGGCGCGGTTTTAGTCTGCCTGCGCCACGCTGCATAATCTTTGTCTATACGCTCTGCCGCCATTGCGTATATTCTATCGACATCCTCCGTCAAAGGAGTAGGTTGAACAGTTTTTGGGAGAGCTGGTTTAACCTGCTCCTTTTTAATTTTTTGTTTAGCAGATTGTTGTATGTTAGCAATATCATTAGCGGTTGCCCACTGCTCTATAGGGTTGATATCGTAAACAACAGTACGACCAGGTAATTCTTGTACTACCTTAATAATATTAGACTCCAATAATATGCGTATAGACCGACGCACTATAGATAATGCAATCTTTGTTCCTTTTGCAATATTTTTTAAAGATTCAAAGCATCCATTACCGCCACCTATGCGGCTATATATGCGACCCAACACCCTATAAACTTCTGGGAGTAGTTCTAAATCTTCTAGGAATCGGGAGACAAACATAGCTCCCTTTGAGATAGTCTGCATAGTGGTATATATCGAAAGAATGACAATAAGCAAAATATAACACATTTTTTACCTTTGTCAAGAGTTGAATAAAAGATTTTTTTATGTTATCTTTGTGTACAGTGTTTTTGTTATTGGAGTAGTTGCTGGTAATGATTAAGAATGATAAATGGATTTTACAGCAATGTAGTAGAGGCATGATTTCTCCTTATGAATCATCACTTGTGCGTAGGTATAAGAGGGGCAGTGATGAATTAAGTTGTATTAGTTACGGTGTATCTTCTTATGGTTATGACATTAGGCTGTCACCAAAAGAGTTTAAGGTATTTAAACGTATACCTGCATTAGTAATAAATCCTAAAAGTTTTAATGACAAAAGTTTAGAGGTTGTAGATTTACAGTCTGACCAGTGGGGTGATTATTTTGTTATTCCGGCTAATTCTTATGGATTAGGTGTGTCTTTAGAGAAGATAGTGATGCCTGTAAATGTTACTGCAATATGTATTGGCAAAAGCACGTATGCCAGGGTTGGTATAATAGCTAATTTAACACCTGTTGAAGCTGCTTGGTCTGGTTATTTAACGTTAGAGTTCAGTAATTCGTCTAGCGCAGATTGTCGTATATATGCAAATGAGGGGGTGGCGCAGTTGTTGTTTTTTGAAGGTGATATGTGTAGAACTAGTTATCAGGATAGGCTAGGTAAATACCAAAATCAATTGGAGCAGATTACATTACCGGTTGTTTAGTTGTTTATAATTTCATCAATTTTTTGTAGTATTTCTTGGATTTTTTGAGTATTTACTGGGCAAGTAAAATGACATTGAGTTTTTTCTAATAAAATAAATCCTGTGTATTTTTTATTAATTAAATAGATTGCATAGGATTTAATTTTTCTATGTTTTAACCATGCAGTGTTTATAAATCCTTTAGTGTAATTATTATATATTGCTAACACTCTATCTTGTTTTATTAAGTTGTTTATTTCTAAACTGACAAAAGAATAATTATATTTATTTTCTTCTAAGATTGCTTTTTCTGTGCTATAATCAATAAAGCTATAAAATGTTTTAGCGTAAATAAACTTATTTTTTTTATGAAAATTATCTAACATAAAAAAAGTTATACGATTAAATCCGTTTTGACTTAACTCTTTAAAATAATTTTGTATAATAGCTTCTTCTTCTACATCAATTTCTGGCAAATGGGAATGAGTTATGGCTTCCAGTTTAGAAAGTATAACAAAAAGCTGGTTTTTAAATTTAAAAAATAGCCAGGCAAAGATGGTGGAGGCTATGACTGGTATTAAATCTACCAAAAGTCCAATAGCTACCTGCGTTGCCACTTCAAAATAAGGAGAGTTTTGTTGTTGCGATGGTTCGATTTTAGCTATATAGCTTTTCATAATTATATCCTCCTTATTAATATAGTTGACTATTTTCTAGGTAAAATTCCTCCTTGTCTTTGCTGTCTTTGGATTTCTGTTAATACAGCGCTTTGTATTGCGTTACGTAATTGAATTGGGTCTATATTAGATTCATCTTTACCACTATTTGATTCTATGGTAATTGGTATATTAAATGTATTTTCAGGTTTTTGACTGTTATTAGCTTCTCCGTTATTTATAGGTGGTGCTACATAGCCACCGTTTACGTAATTCATAGTTTGATGATATTGTCTTTCTGCTGGAGATACCATACCGCCATTTGCATAAGCTAATACTCTGCTATCCATGGGAGATACCATACCACCATTAGCGTAGTTTAATACTTTGCTATCCATGGGAGATACCATACCGCCATTAGCGTAGTTTAATACTTTGCTATCCATGGGAGATACCATACCGCCATTAGCGTAGTTTAATACTTTATTTAATTGTAATTCCTCAAACCTTTTATTTTGATTAACTGTTAACACTCGTTCGCCTGGAGTTAATACTGCTAATACAGGCTGCATACCACCGTTTAACGAACGCTCTTTAGTAAATGCTGCGTTTAACGAGTTAAGAGCGCTATCAACTACTGTTTTTAATTCATTACTAAGGTCTCTAGCTTCTCCAGTTACTGCATCTACATCCATTACTAAATCATTTTGTGTTCCGTTACGCAATTGAACTGAGTCTACATTAGATTCATCTTTACTACTATTTAATTCTATGGTAGTTGGTATATTAGGTGTGTTTTTAGGTTTTTCGTTATTTATAGTTTGATGATATTGTCTTTCTGTTGGAGACACTATGCCGCCATTAGCGTAGTTTAATACTTTATTTAATTGTAATTCCTCAAACCTTTTATTTTGACTAACTGTTAACACTCGTTCGCCTGGAGTTAATACTGCTAATACAGGTTGTATACCACCGTTTAACGAACGCTCTTTAGTAAATGCTGCGTCTATAGATGGTACTAATCCACCTTCTGCATAGTTTGTTATAACACCACCTAATGCTTTGCCTCCTACTTTTGGTGTAAATAGCCCAACAAACCAGTTAAGAGCGCTATCAACTACTGTTTTTGTAGCTAATTGAATGATTGAGTTTAGAATAGCTTTAGTGACATTGTATAATACTCTTTCTAATCCTTTTAATTCATTACTAAGGTCTCTAGCTTCTCCAGTTACTGCATCTACACCCATTACTAAATCATTCATTACATAGGTGGATAGTTCGCTACCAATATTTTGTTTAGCTGTAACTACAATACTATCTTTTAATGTTGCTAAAAAATCTTTGTGCGCAAGATTAGCTGCTTCAATTGCTCTTGCATGATCTTGATTAATTTCAGTAGCTTGTTTTGTTTGTTCTTCTTGTGCCGTTTTAATTGCAGCGTCTTTAACGGCTGATGCTTGTTTTTCTTGAGTGGAATAAGTATCATCAATTCTACTAATTTCGTCAGTTTTATCAGCTTGATTAATTGGCTCATCAGTTGTATTTAGTTTTGCTATTTCATTGTCTCTAGCTTCTTGAAAAGCTTTTATAGCAGTTTCGTAGTTATGTATTGCTTGTTCGTTTAATAGTTTAAGTCTAAGAGCATTATCATCGTTTGCTTTATCTCTGTCAAAAGTTGCATTTTGTATAAGTCTATCACGCTTTATTGCATTTAGCTGAAATTCTGAAGTTAATCCTTGTAACTCTAACGATTGGATAGTTGCTTCAGATATAGTATTTTCTCTTGCTTGTGTTTTTTCATCTTCTGCTCTTTTACTTAAAGTAGACACCCTGCCTTTAAGGAGTTCTACCATCTCTGGACTCAATTTAATGTTTTCTAGTATTTTTAATGTTTCGCCTAATTCAACTAATTTTTGTTCTATTGAGTCTATTGGTAATCCAGCTAATTCCAAAACTTCTTTATTAGATCCTAGAACACCTATTTCATAGTTGATGCCTGATACTTCTTTTACTCTTCCTTTTTTTGCTTCTATTATAGCAGTGTTTGGGCTGTCTGCAATTAGTTGTTCAATGTCTTTTGTTGCTTCACTTATTTCTTTTGACCCTATATTAAAATTATACAATTCTTGTAGTCTTTTACTTGATAGATCAAGTCTTGCTTTTAATTTGTTGGCTTCAGTTGAATTTTCTTTAAGAGCCTGTAAATATGCTAGTCTTAACTGAGTATATTCTCTTATATTCTCTAAAAATGGAATATTTACAGTTAATATTGAGTCTAATTCAAGTTGTTCTTCTTTTGTTAAATTTCTTATTTGTTGTTTAATTTTTTCAAGATTATCTTTTCTAGTTTCAAATACTTGAATTTGAGCTTCAGTTGCACGTAACTGATCACCTAAATTAAGCGTAGTTAGTACGGTCTCTAGAAAATTTGGTAAATCACCTAGTGCTTTATCAATTAAAGGTTTTGCTAGTTTGTACTCTTCTTCTATCTTTTCTTTATCTGTTGTTGCTGTTTCTAATCCGCTTCTAACTTTTTCTAAAATCGGCTTAAGTCTGTTAATATAACTGCTTTTTGTTGTATCGTCAAGAGGAGAGTTTTGAATTTCTTGTATAGCATTGTTTATTCCTGTAATTAACTTATTGTAGCCTTCAATTTGTTTTCCTAATTCTTTTATTTGATCTGTAAACGTTGATTGTTGTTGTTTAATGTCAGCTTCTCTTTCAGCTTTGGTAATTGTTGCTTCTTCTCTATTGGTAAGATTTCCTGAAAGTTTTAGAAGGCTATTACGTGCTGCGGTTCTAGCTTTTGTAGCTTCATTTCTTTCTGAACCCGGGTTTGTGTTTCTTATATTATCAAATTGTATTCCAAAGTCTAGTATTAATGAGTCAAGTTTTGCTTGTTCTATTTGTCTATTTACTTCGTTTAGTTCTCTTATTGACTCTGAATTTGTCAAATCAATAGAAGGAGTTTTAGAAGAATTTGGAGGAGAAGTTTTAGAAGGAATTGATTGTTTGGAATTCCTAGAAACTTGTACAGCTTGATTACCAACAGGCAATCCGCCAGATGCTACAAGTTTAACTAATTGTGCATTGATTAAAACTGTTCCCACATTAAATGTCATTTGACGAGATGCATTAGAAGCCTGGCTAACCGTTTGAATACCTAATACACCTTGTCTAGAATTATTAGGTTTTGGGAAAAGACCTGAAAAATCTATTGGGGGTATAACTGGAAGGACTACAGGGGTTGCCTTGGGTGTAGTAGCTCCTGGGATTGTTGTGGGTGTAGTAGCTCCTGGGATTGTTGTGGGTGTATTAGCTACAGGGGTTGTTATGGGTGTAGTAGTTACAGGAATTGCTTTGCGTGTATTAGCTCCTGGGATTGTAGGGTTTACAGGATTTTGGTTATTAGTGTTTCCAGGGTTTACAAGGTTTCTAGGGTTTACAAGGTTTCTAGGGTTTACAGGGTTTACAGGGTTTACAGGGTTTCTAGGGTTTACAGAATTTCTAGGGTTTACAGGGTTTCTAGGGTTTACAGGGTTTCTAGGGTTTACAGGGTTTTGGTTATTAGTGTTTCCAGGATTTCTTAGCTTCTCTTGCTCTATAAGACTGCGAGCTGTCATTCCACTATCTGTAGTAAGTCGGTCTCTCTCGACTATGTCTTTTATTAATTGATAATTGGCTTGTAATGCGTTTCTTTTTATCAAATCCGGTGAAGCTATTTTATCTATATTACGTAAAGCAAAATTTGCTTTTTCTTTTAAATTTGGACTCGGTATGTTGCTGTCTTTAAGGCTGCCTTTAGCTGTTAATTCTTGTACTACAATATTCATATAAGTTTTAACAGCTTGTACACGATCTATATGTGATTGAAGACTATTTGGTACTAAATAATTTTCTGCAATATTTGTTATTGTTTCTATTTCATTTTGGTCATTAGGATTATATTTAAACTTTATTTTAGATTTAGATCTTCTGTCTTGTATAGCTTTTGATATAAAATCTCTTCCTTTTTGCGGAATATAAGGTAATAAATTATCTATTACAAATTCTGCCGCTTTTCCTAGTTCGGGATCAAGATTAACTTTATTTTTTTCAGCAGATTCTATTGTTTTATTTATTTTATCTATTAAAATAAGTGGATTTGCGAATCTATTAAATTCGTCTTCGGAGTTAAAATTCATTTGCCCTTGAAACCATTTAATTTCATTGGTGCTTACACCTATTCCTCCGAATACATTTCCAAGCAATTCTCTTAAAAGGTCAGGTTTGTTACTGTTACTGCGTAACAACTCTCTGTTTTTTCCTTTACCAACATTTGTTCCTGGGTTGCCTTTAGCCACTTGTGTTGTTCTTTGCACTCCTAGATTATCTGCAATTTTATCACTACCTTTTGTACTAGGAAACAGATTTAAAGCTGCTTGCAGATGATTAGTAAAGTTTGGTTTTGATGCATAAGCTACATTAGTTGCATTATTACCGTTAGTAGCTACAGTAGTTACATTAGTTTTGGCTACATCATTATTGTTATTTGACGCAGTAGCTACATTAGTTGCATTATTACCGTTAGAACCGCTTGAAGTTGTAGTTGTACCAATATTAGAAAAAGGAAGCTGGTTTGATGGTTGATTGCCACCGCTACCATAATTAATTGTAACAACAGGAGTTTGCGGCATTTTCTCTAATATATTATTTATATACTGAAACGCATTAACTGTTTTACCTAATGAGTTGTTTGCAATTGTTATCCTGTTATTAAATTTAGATAAGCTTAATCCACTTTGTTCTATATTTAAACTTACTTTTTGAGCTGCTGCATTTGTTTTGCTTATTTCATTGTTAGATTTATTTATTTGTATGTTAAATCTGTTAAATATTCCCTCTATTAATCCTGTAAGGTCTTTTATTGCATTTCCAGCTTGTTTGGTTACTTCTGTTAATGTTTTAAAAGTAGTATTAAAAGCGTTAGTTAAATCTAAATTTGATTGAATTACCAAATTTTCAAACGCTTTTTCATTTATTTTTTGATCTTCTATCTGTTTTCGTTTTTCTGCTTCTTCTCTTAATCTTTTTTGATCTTCTAATTGTTTTTTATCATTTTCTAGTTTTTTAGCTATAATTTCATTTATACTCTTTATTAAATTAAACGCCGACTCCATAAAGCTTTTAAAGTTTGAGCTTTTAATATCTTTTAATAATACTTTTAGTTTATTGTCTAATCTTAAATTTTCTAATTCTGCTTTAGCTTTCTCTAGCTCTATCTGCATTTGTTTTATTTGTATCAGTTGCTCAAGCTGATAATCTTCTAACGCTTTTTTATTTTCTTCAATTTCTTCTTTAAGCTCTTTACTAAGTTTTAACTTTTTAAGCTGTTCTGCAGTTAAAGCATTTCTGTTTTCCATTAATCCTTGTTTAAGCTCTTCTATTTTGCTTTTAATTTCTTCATCACTATTTGCTCTTGTATGACCTTGTGTTAAAGCCAGCATTTTTATATCTAATGCTATTTTTTGGTTTAAAGCTTTAATATTTGCATCAGCTTGTTTTATTTCTAAAATCTTTTCTCCTCTAGCTATTGTTGCTGAATTGTAATTACCTTTGTATAAACTAGCGGTTAACACATTTATTTCTGTTTCTAAATTATTTTTAAAATCTTCATAAGCTTTTTCAAAAGCATTAAAAGCTTTTAATGCTTTATTATAACTTTCGTCAAAGTCTCCTTTTACTAAATCTTTAAATAAACCGCTTAATTTTTCAAAATTTTCTGTTATTCTTTCTATATCTTTTTTAATTGTTTTTTTAACTTTTTCATCAGAAACTTCTTTTATTAACATTTCTCCAGCAGACTGTATAGAGCTTTTCATTTTTTCTAAAGCATTTAAACCTGCTTTAATTGGGCTTAACTTTTCATTTTTTTGTTTTTCTAATTTTGCTATGTCATTGTCTATTTTGGCTACTTCTTCTGTCTTATGGTCTTTGTCTGCTTTAGCTCTTTCAACCTGTTTTGCTTGTATTTCTTTATCTATGCCTTCTAATTCTTTTTTAATTCTTTGTCGTTCGCTTTCACTCAATTCTTTGTTTGTAAGTTTAGTTATTTCCTTCATTGCAGATTCTACTTCTTTGGAAAAACTTGTTAATGATTCAATAATTGTTCGGTCACTAACTGTTAAGTTACCTCTAGCTTCTTTTTTAAGCGTTTCAAAATAACTTTTAAAACGTGTTGCTAATATCTCTTCTGTTTCTTTGTCTAAATCTAACAAAGTGTTTCCAAAAGCAGTTATACTTGGAGCTGGGTTCCACCAATTGTTGTAGTCTATTTTATTTCTGTCTACATAATCAAAATATTCTCTTCTAGAAAAATTTTCTACATCATTTGGAACTTTTACTTTATTTCCACTTGTATCTTTAAAGTCGTTGTCTAAGCTGTCTCTATGACGTTTGATTTGAGATTGAGCATGGACATCTATTCCTAAAAGAGATAATGCAAATTCATGAAGTAAATTATCAGGTTTTCGTTCAATATCGTCTTTTAAATTTTTATTTAATCTTTCTCTTTGCTGTAATACAAGGGTATCAGATTTAAAGGATTGTAAATTAGGATTAAAAAATTTAAGAATATTTAATTCAAATCCTTTAACTGATTGTTCAACTTTGGTTGTTGATGTATTTGTTGCTTTACTAAAACTATTAACGGCATCTTTTAATCTATCTAATCCGTCTTTCATTGATTTACTAAGGTTTTTCATTGCCTCTAGCGCAGGACTACTAAAGTCACCTTGTAAATACATCATTGTAGGTATAACAGCTAATAATCCAATAAATCCTACAATATCTTTTTTGACTAATTTAAGTATTAACATAAAACCATAAATAGCTGCTCCCATGTAAGCTAAAACATTGTTTATCTGGTTTTTAAACTCATCAAGGTTATTATCAATAGCAGATATAGCTGCAACTACTGCAAGCATTATTCCAACTATAACAACACCTTTACCAAAAACTGAGTTCCATACAACACCGAGCGCAAGTGTTGCCACTTTTATCGCTGTTAAACTACTCACTATTATACTTTTAAAAATAGTTACATTTATCGCAGCTAGTCCAAATATTTGCGCTAAACCAGTTATAGAGCCAATTAATGCCTCAATTCCTACTTTAACTCTTTCTATAAAACGTATTAGATAATTTAATATGCCTGCAATTGCGCCACTATCATTGCGAAGTTTTTCAACTGCTTTAGGAATTTCTTTAATTACTTTTACTAAAAACTGAACTGCATTAATTAAAAGCGCTATAGGATTTAATAAATTAGTAATAAACCCTAGTGTACCACTAGTATTAAACGATATCATTACTCCATCTACACCTTCTTTTATTTTATTAGATATCATTTCAGTTATTGTTTTTGCGCCTATAGCAGATGCCAATCCCTCTCCTATTGCTAATGCAATTACCGGAGCCATTGTTACTATACCACTAGCAAAAGTAGTTACAAATTTACCACTTAATGCTAATATAGCAGTTGTTAATCCAGTGCTATTAAATATTGTAATTATGCCAGCTAACAATGCTGCGCTAAACAATGCTATTACACCGGCTGCTATTGGTGCTATTATAGTAATGTTATCTTTTATTAAATTACCAATAGCACTTAGGCTTTGTGCGACTACTATAACTAAATCACTAAAAGATTCAGTAATTTTTATGAGCATAGCAACGCCAGTATTAGATAGTTCTGTTAACGCCAATCCAATACCTTTTGCGCCTCTAGCTGTATTACCATATTCTTCGTTTAATGTTTTGGCAACTTTTGATAACGCGTTATCCGACATTACCAAACCTTGGGATACTGTCTCTGTTAAGCCAGACACAGTGGTTCCTAAGGCTTTTGCAAAAATCCGCATGGCAGGTGGGAATTTCTCAGACAACTGTTGTCTTAATTCTTCCATTGACACTTTACCACGTGCAATCATCTGAGTAAACGCTAGAAATACTAAATCTGCGTCTCGTCCAGTGATAGACATACTAGACAATGCAGCAGATATACCTTCAAATAGGTTTTGCACATCTGCGCCTTCTAGTCTTGTGCCTTTAGCCGCTTCTAGCATTTGGCTGTAACCTTCTAAACCAGACATAATTGGTATTCGGTTTTGCTCTGCTGTAGATTGAGCTAGTTTAAATGCTCTGTCAGCTTTTTGTTTATTTTCATTCATAGCCACTAGGAATCGCCGTTGAATCGGTTCTATCTCCTCCATGGCTTTTACTAAATCTAATAATTTTTGTGCCGCTTCAAAATAAAAGTCTCTAACTACATCGGTAAAGTCACCAAATCTATTAGCTTGCGCCTGAGCCTGCTCCGTTACATCTGCTATACCTTCTCCTAAATCTTGCGCGTTTTGTCCAAATGTTTTAGAATTGCGTCTTATATTATCTTGAGTTAAATCTATTGGACTTCCACCTGCTGCATAAAATTCTTGTATTGTGTTTTCATTTTGTTGGTTTAGCCTCTCTAAAGCTTCTCTTAGTGTTATGTCGTTTTTTTTGTATTCTTCAATAATTAGGTTTCGGTTTCTTTCAAGGTCTTTTTTTAACTGTTTTATTGCTGGATCTTTCTGTTGTCTTTTTAATTCTTTTTGTAATTCTATGCTTCTATCGTAAGCATATCTAATATTGTCATCTCCTTTATGTATTGATTCAGGTACATCTACATTTCTTATGTCCACTGGTTTAATTCTTCTTTGTCTTCTTTCAAGCATCATTTGATTTTCTAATTCTTTATTTGCAAAATCATCATTTACAACATTTGCTGTCGTTAGTTTATAAGCTGTAGTTCCGGGTGCTGCTGTTTGGTCTAATTCTTTTTGTGCATCTCGTTTAATTTTGTTAACTAATTGTGATTGCTTTAATAGTTCATCATTATATCTTTGTAATTCTTGTCTTGCTTCTTTTTCTGTTATTAATCCTTTGTTACGTAATTCTATAATTCTTTCTTGTTTTTTCTCAATATCATCCATTTCTCTTAAAACTTTTTGAAGATCGTCTGAAAAACCTGTGCTAACACCAACAGCGCTAAATTCAGTCTTTAAACTTTGAATTATTTGTTTTAAAGCGTTTTGTATTTCTTTATTAGAGTTATTTAGTGCTTCCACAAAACCAATGCCATAACCCTCTCCGGAGTTTATACCAAATTGCCTAGTTACCTGAGAAGGAGACGCTATTTTTAATATAGTTCTAAATTTCTTAATTACTTTTCTTACTTCTTCTCCAGTTTCTTCTGCCATGCTATTACTACGTAAGCCTTGTGTAAACCCTTGTGATGTTTGCTTACCAATATGTTTTAATCTTCTAGTTACATCAGTATTTATATTTTGTTTTGTTTCTTTGTCAGTTAATTGAGGTAATTCTTTTTGTTTTATTGCATTACCTACAAATTCTATAGCGTTTAATACTTTGTTGGTTCCTTTTTTAATTCCAATTGCTAATCCTTCTGTAATCATCAAACCTACTTCTATCATCACTTTTGAAGGTGATGTAATGCCCATATTTTCTTTAATTTGGTCTTCAATAGCTTTACTTGTTAAATATATAACACGAGCTACCATTCCCATTCTATTTAAAATACCTTTAATTAAACCGTCAATAATGTCTTCACCCGCATTAGTAAGATGTTTTATTTGAGGTTTTAAAGAATCAGCAACATTCGTTAATATTTTTGTTATTGCTTCTGGCGATTGAATGTCTTCTAAGCTGGTTTTAAACGCATCTTTAAAATCTATACCTTGTGCCATTTTTTCTTTAGTTTTGTCAATAATGGCTTTTTTTATCATATCCATTACTTCTATGGCAACAGCAGCGCCAACTGCCGCACCTCCAACAGTAGGATCTGATACTATTTTTCCTGTTCCAGTAGAATCTATTTTTGGTACTACCTGCCCTATACTAGCTAATGCTTGTAAAATATCTTTTTTAGTTATATTGAAACTTCTTAAATAATCAACAAGGGTGTTTTGGAATGTAGCTGAGAAGTCAATGGATGGATTACTTTGTATTTTTGCCACAGTGTCTTGATAGGCTTTATACATAGATTCAATAATCCGAATACTTCTTAGTATAACTGTTGCTCCACTTTGCGCTGCGTTAATAACTGCTATGATTGGAGATTTTGCACCATATTGAACCATTTCTCCACCTCTAACAAGATTTCCTACATGCTCAACACCTTCTCTTGCAACATTTAATGATTTATCGTTTCGTATTTTATCAAATCGGTTTTTAGCAGAATAAAGTAAAGAAGGTAATAATCTTTTATTATTTAATTTGTGTTCTTCTCCAATTTCTTTAAGTAATTGTAAAGTTGTTTTAAGGGCATATATTGTTAAACCAATACCTGGGTGAACAGCTGGCGCTAAATTTGGAAATAGTCCAGATGGTCCTGAATACACATCTAAACTATTTTGCATTATATCAACAACAAAAAGAATATTATTAACTATTTTTCTAAATGCTTTTGATATAATGCTATCACCTTTTTGAATTGATAGTGCTAATGATATTATAATTGCAGTTCCTATTTCAGCTCCTACTACTCCAGGAGTTTGCGCTAATATTGCATGAAAAAGTGGATTAATTAAATTTTGAACTCCAGGCATTTTCATTTGTATTCCTGACTCAAATCCTTCTAGCAAACGTATACCTATTTCAAAAAATATTCTTGACTTTGAGTTAATTCCTAATTGTTTTTTAACAGTTTTAACAAGATCTTTTGCCATTTCATTGGCAGTTTTAATTACTTTATCTGCTCTTTTTTCAATTCCAATTGATAAACCTTCTCCAAACATTTCACCTATATATATAGCAACTTGAGATGGTGATTTAATTTGTAAAGCTCGTTTAATCTGATTAACAAAATCATAAAATAAATTATAACTTTTTTTAAGGTTTTCTTTTGTTTTAGCTTCTATTGTTTCAGATCCTGTATCTGCAACGTTTTTTGCTGCTTTGTCTGACTCTGCAATAAGTTTTTTGATATTTTTTTCTGTTTGCTGAATTTCTGATATAAGTTGGTTATTTGCAGCATTATAACTTTTTGTTTTCGCTACATCATTCATTATTTCAACTGACTCACCAACAAATTGTCCTTGTGTTTGTCCTGATGTTGTTTTATATAACGAACGAAAATACGTTCCAACTTCTTTAGCTGCATTTTTAATTGCATACAATGCATCGGTTAAAACTTTTATTTCTTTAGCTAAATCCCCATCTTTAGCGTATTTTGCTAATTCTTTATTGTCTTCAAGATTAGTGTCTTGGTTTGCTAAAATTAGATCAAAGGCAATTTTTTCTCCAATTTTTTCTCGAATCTCTTCTGCGGTTTTTTGTGCAAGGTTTAATAGCGTTTCTCCCATTTCTTTAGCTATTTCTCTAGCTTTAGGAGTAACACTTTCTAAATTAGACGCACCCGCATCTGTTAAAACTTTTTCATATTCATTTAGTAAGTTTTTTATTTGTCGTATAATTGCGTTGTCAAATTTTTCATTTACTGGAGGAAATGCTTCTCCCTTTTGAGTTTTTTCTAATATATCATCATCTGAAAAAGGAGTTTCAGAATATATTGTATTTAATATTTTAAGTAATGGAATCCATACTTTATTTACAAATTTTTCTTGATATTCTTTTTGCACTTCATTTATATTGTTTGCTACAATTTTTGCATCTACAACGGAAGGTTGTTCAAAAGATGTTATTGATGTAACATCTTTATCAAGAGGAAAAGTAGGTTCATTTAATTTTTTTGGATCTAAACCTTTTGAAGTAGGTGGAGTTTCAGGAGTTGAAGCTTTTGAAGTTGGCTGTTGTTGTGTAACATGAACTGAAGCTTTTGAAGTTGGCTGTTGTTGTGTAACATAAACTGGTTCAAGTTCAGGTTGTTGTTTAACCCCTAACTTAAGCTCTACAAATCTTTCTAAATTTTGACTAGCTTTTTCAGCAACATTTCCTAGCTTTTTAATTTCATTACCTGTACTATCTAAATTAATTTGAACATTGCTAATTTTGTTAGCTAACTCTGTTCCAGACAAATCTAATCTACCAATAACACCTTTTAATGCTGTTTGTAAATCTTCGATTTGCTTAGCGGATGCTTGTTTAAATTCGTTTATTTTAACTTGAAACGCAATTCCAGCCTCTTCAAAATTAGGTAAATTAGTTAAGCTTTTAACTTGACTATCAACTTGATTGCTAAACGTTTTATATTTATTTAATATACTTTCAAATTCAGTAGAAATTTTTGCAAGAGTGTCAACTTGTGTTTTGTTAACTTTTACAAGATTAGTTGTATTACTATTATTGCTAGACAAAGAAGTATTAAACGCTTCTAGATTTTTAACTATACTATTTACATCTTTTGTAATTTGATTTTGATTGTCTTTTAATTCTTGTTTTTGCGTTTCAACAAGTGTTTTAACATCATCTGTTATCTCTTTCTTTTTGCTGTTTAATGTTTCTTTTACTAACTCATCAAACTGTGTTTTTATTTTAATTACACTTTCCTTTATACTTACTGCAACAACAACTGCATTATTTAACTCTTGTTTAACGTTGTCATAATACGTTACGTTTTCTTTTGATTTATTAGTAGCTGCATCTAGTGTTGCTTTATTTGCTTTTAAAACAGCGTCTAACTCATCTTGTTTTGCTTTTACTAAATCATTTGTAGCTTTTTTTATTTCAGCTGCGCTGTTTCCTAGTTCTGTTACTAAATTTTTAGTAGTCGTAACTAATTCCCTGTTTGTTTGACTTATTTCTAGATTAGTTTCTTTTATTTTTTGGGCTGCAACAGTAGCTTCTATTATTTGATTAGCATAATTATTACCAGATGTTGTTATTGCATCTACTATTGATGATAAACTTGCTTCTAATCCTTGTCGTTGTCTATCAAATGATTCTTGGTCTAATCCTGATATAAATTCGTCTTTAGGCTTTGATGGAAATTGTTGATTTATATACTGTTTAATTAAATCAAAAACACCTTTCGTTTCACGTTTAATTTCTTCTGTAACTTCTTCAAAATTCTCCTCAATATTATCTAAAGTAAAGCTTTCAATTTTATTAGAGAAGTTACCAAAAATAGTGTCTAGGCTAGTAACCCTTGCTTCTAGTTGTGTTAAAGATTCTTTTACAGACTCTTGAGTGGCATCTGGTAATCCAGCTAAATCAGATTTAAAGGTTTGCACCATTTCTTTTAATGGTGCCACTATATTTTCCTTGTTATTATCTAAATAATTTATAAATCCTTGAATTCCAGTTTGTAATTTTGCGTGTTCTGTATTTATGGAGCTTTGCAAACTAGCTAAATTTTTGTATTGTTGTTGCGCTTCTTTTAATTCACTGTTAAACTTAGTTAAAGATGCTCCTATATCTTTACCACTTAATAATTGTTGATTAATTTCATTTAATTTATCTTTTAAGCCATTGACTACGCTGGCTAATTCTTTTGCTTTGTCATTAAACGTATTAACGTCAATTCCTGCAACACTTGTTTTTAACACATTAACTTCCGCAACAAAACTAGTGTTTGCTTGTTTTAAATTATCAGCAACACTTGTTAATGCTTTTAGTGTAGATTCAAATGATTCTGCAATAGATTTGAACTTACTGCTTTCTGTTTGTTTTGCCTTAAAATCTAAGCCTTCTAAATACGTATTAGCGAGTTTTATTTGTGAGCTAAATTTTTTGGTTTCTACGTCTAAGCCTGTAATAGATTGTTTTAGATTTTCAAATTCTTCAAGTTTAGTAAATTTTTGTCCTAAATTTTGTACAGATCTAGAAACATCGTTGGTTATTACTGTTAAACCTTCTAATGATTCTTTTAACTTGTCTGATGAATCTGTTGCTTTTTCAAGTGCTGCTTTTTCTTTTGGTTCTGGAGGTTTTGTGACAGCATTTTTTACAACAGCATCAAATCTTTCTAGTTCTGTTGTAGTTGCTTTAATTTTATTGCTAAATTCAGCTAATTCACCAGAAACATTCCGCATTACTTCTGCGTGGTTTGTACCAATTTCTTTTAAATTAGCTCCAAAATTTGATGCAGCATTTTCTAAGATTTCAACATATTGTTTTAATTGTGATTCTGATAATTTAATTGGTTCTATCTTAGATAACAAATTATCTAGTTCGTTAACTAGTTTTTCTTTTATTTTTTCCCCAATGCTTGATTCGCTTATATCAATTTCTATATCTTTCTCAATTTTTTCTATTGTTTTTTTTATAACTTCTTTAATAGCGTCAGACAAGCTAGGGTCATTTAAATTTTCTTCGAGTTGAATTAACTCAGGTAATTGTTTAGGAGTTTCATTTTTAGATTTAGTGTCTGTTTCTTTTTTAGTTGTAAAAACATTAATTGCTTCATTAAACTTAGTAGTTAAATTTTGGAAAAAGGTTTTACCACTTTCTTCAAATCCACCACTTAATTCTTTTAGCCCATCAACTACACTGTTAAAGTCTACGTTATGAAGATTGTCGCTAAATGCTTTTATGGCATTTTCGTTTTTACCAATTTCAGAAGTTAGATTAGATATGTTATTAAATAATTCATTGTGTTTATTATTAATGTTATCTATTGTTGTTTCATTTAATTTATATTTTGCGTTTAAATCATCTAATGATTTAACTACTTTTGATTGTGCTGTAATTACTTCTTCTGCTGTGCTATTTGATTTTTGAACGATACCTTCATAATTTTTTACAGCATTTTTTACATCATTAATTAAATGGTTTATCTCAACGAGATTAGTGTGAGAATCTTGTATAGATTTATTAAAGGAATCTACATCAGTTTCAACACTATCTATTTTTTGTTGCATTTCTACAACTTTTAATCCTGATAGCTCAGATCCTAGATTACTGGCAACGTCTTTTAAATTATTTAATTGTGAACTTAATTGATCTAAATTGAAAGTATTGGCTTTACCTGTAAATACTTTGCCAGCGTCTTCTATTTGTGCAGCTACGGATTCTATTTGAGTTACTATACTAGGAACAGCATTTGCTATATTTTTTCCTGCTAATTCTATGTTAGTTACATTATTTTTTAATTCTTCAGAATTAAAAGACGATAAAACACTACTAATATCATTAATTTTTTCACTTTGAATTTTTATCGAATTTGCTATACTGTTTAAATATGCTGTAATTTTATTTAATGAGCTGGTGTCTATTTCAGGTAAAGCTATAGGCGTGTTTGCTTCTTTTTTAAATTTATTAGATATTTTTTGTGCCTCATCTGCTGTTTCATCTATTTTAGTTAAGACTTGTGTTAATTTTTGGTGAATTTGCTCTGCTGCTTTAACTTGAGTTAAGTTTTGTGCGTTTAAAGCGTTTATAGTATTAGTAGAAGTTGATACTTTTTCTGTTATATTAAGTATTGCATCGTTAAGACCAGACCCACTAGTTTGCAATTCAGTAGCAGTCTTTTTAAGATCTTCTATTTCTTTTAATTTATTTTGTTGTCCTTCTTTGGTTAACGAGTTAATTGTAGTAAGTTCATCTACTATATTGTTAAGTTTTGCTATTAAATCAGTTTGCTTATTTACATTTTCTTTTACTTTTGGATTTAAATTATCGTATTCGTCGTTTAGCTTACCTATTGATTCAAACAATTTATCAATATCTTTATTATTTGCTACGTCTTTAAACTTTGTTTCTAACCGATCTGTTTCTTCAGTTAATTTATCTAATGAATCTTTAAGCGATTCAATGTTTTTAGTAGCAGACGTTGATTCAGTATTTAATCCATTTAAAATACTTAATAATTCATTTCTTGTAGCAACAACAGCTGAATTAAACTCAGATAACGACATGTTAACTTGTTTTTGCGTTTCTGATTCTGGGGGTGTTGTAGTTTCATTACCAAGTTTATTTGTTTGCTGTTTGGTTGCAGAAGCAGTTATTTCATTGGCACTAGCATCTATTGTTTGATTTATTTTTGTTGCAAAAGTTTCAAAAGTTTGTTCTATTTTTTTTGTGTTAAACTCTACAGATTTTGTTAAACTATCAAAAAGCTTAGAAGAATCATCTCCAAAACTATTTAAGCTTGTTGCAGCTTTTTCAACAACTGTTTTTATAACTGGGTCTAAATCAATTTTTTTTGTGCTTTCTGATATTTTTTCTATTAATTCTTGTGCCTGTTGTGCCATTTTGGCTTTAATATTAACATCCAAAGTATTTGGAATAGTTTTAATATTATCTTCAAGATAGCTAGTTGATTTTTTTATTTTATTGGCGAACTCATTTATTTCATCAGATATAGGCTGTCCATTAAAATGTTTTTTAGCTTCATCAACAATATCATCTATTAAGCTTCCAATACCATTTAATTTGGTTCGCAAATCTGCCGCAGTTTTTTTAAGATTTTCGTTATTATCGTTTAATTCGTTAAGATTGCCGTCTAATCCAGTATTAATATCGGATACTTTTTTTTGTAAATCTTTTGCTTCTGTTACAAAATTATTAATTTCTGTTGCTACTGCATTAAACTGCCCTAAAACGTTATCCTCTAATTCTACCTTAAAATTTTCTGCTAAATCTTTTATTCCTTTTTCAAGGTTTTCTCCTGACTTTTTAACCTGCTCTGCGACTTTATCAGTCCCGGTTTCAACAGACTTTACTACTTTTATTTCGCATTCGCAATTATTAGATATTTGTTGTAAATCAGTTTCTACTGATTTAGGTAATTTACTAGTTTCAGCTGGTGAAGTAACTTCCGTTTTTAACTTAGTTATAACTTTTTGTAACTCATTACCTAACTCTTCTAGTTGATTTGATGCTACATTTGTACTATGGATAAACTTGTTATCTACAAGTTCCTTAAAATTATTTAACTGCTCACTAGCACCAGTTAAAGAAGTTTGTAAATTTGTTGTGTCTATATCTATTTTAGTAGGATCTGCTTTACTAGCTTTTATAGATGAATCTAAAGAATTTATAATTCCAATTATTTTTGTTAGCTCAGATACTACATCACCTAAGTTTTTACTGCCTGTTATTTGGTTAGCAGATGATTTTATTGCAACTTCAATATTATTATTTGCTGCTATTATAGCACTAGCAAGACTTTGTTCTATAGCTTTCTTTATGTCTTCAACAGTAGAATTACTACCACTAGTATTAGAGGAAACTTTTCCCGCTACATTATTTAAATCATTGGCAACCGTTCCTAGTGATGTAACAATACCAGCAAACAAAGCCTCAATAGCTTTTACGCTAATCCTGCTATCTTTAAAATCTTGATTTATAGCAGCAACTAATTTATTTGATTCATTAAAGTTATTTTTTACTTGTTCAGACTCAGTAGCTGCAATAGCAAGATTATTTGGAATATCATCGCTATAACCAGATGCATCGCTAAGATTCTTTTTAATAATTTCGCTTGATGTTTGTGCTGCTCCAATATGATTGGTAATGCTTAATGCTTCTAAAGCTGCTACTTTTAGTTCATCGCTTATTTCTTTTGCTTTTATAGCAGATTGAGTTATCTGAGTGTTAGCTACTGCTGCTTCATTTCCCATGCCTGTAGCAGCAGTAGCTATGCTTGAAATAGTGGCACCAAGGTTTGCGTTAGCATTAATAAGATTATTGACACTAGCGTTTAATTGTGTTACGTCAATTTGTTGAGTTGGTAATTGAGGCGGAGTAGGTGAAGGTTGTACTGGTTGATTAATTACTTGTTTTGTTGAGCTTGACCTTACGGAAACATTATTTTGTTGTTGTGTTTCTTGTGTTACAACTGGAGTCCTTCCTCCGGATCCATCAAATCTTAAAGCCTGAACTTTTGTTATTAGGGTTTCTTGTCTATCAATAAGTTTATTTAATAATTTGTTAGATACTTTTAACTCTTCTACTATATACTGACTATTTTTGTCGCTTACTGCATTAGAGCTAGTATTGCTAGTAACCTGGTTAGTTGACTGTCTGCTTGCAGATACATTAATTTCTGCTTTAACACTAGTAAATGCTTCTTGTATGCCTTTTGTTACAGCATCTTTTACGATTTTTGTTACATCGTTTAATCCTTTGCCGGACTGGTAATCTATTGTATATTTTTTATTTTTCTTTAATTCTTGTTCTAATTTAGTATTGAAATTTTTTAAACTTTTTTCTGATTCTTTGTTGTCTACTTTTACGACTATAGGGTTACTCTCGTAATGCTTTTTTACTTCGTCTAAATGTTTCTTCTTTTTATCTAAATGCTCATTTAACTTAGTTAAGCTTTTATCGTCTACTTTTATAGATATGGTTTTAGATAAAATATTATTTATTTTTTGCTCAATATCGCCAGCAACCTTTGTGGCATCAGCTTTAAATTTATTAAGATCAGCAGTGAATTGTACTGAGTCTAGCTTTAGTTCTACTATTAACTCGCCTAAATTAGTCATAAATATAAATTCTATCCTATATATTAATTATAGCCTTTCTGTCTACTTTTCCCCACCCCTCCATTGTGTCCTCACTCCCGAGAGTTAACTTAGTAGTTGACATTAGTGGTTCAGGTGTGCCATAATGAAATAGATGAGTTGGTGACAAAGGATGAAAGAGTTGATCACGG